TTTTAAAGTTGTAGCTTCATTCCAATTAGCCTGTCCCCAGGTTAATCGGCCCCATCCAGAAGAAACGTCGGGCACTGGACCCTCCTTATGCTAATCTTATGATTGCGTTCGATGAATCGTTTGCAGGAAACTGTATTTCAAAAGTTCCGTTAGTTGCAGTTTTATCAGAACCAAAAGCAATTACACAAACAGCATCGGTAGTGTTTGAACCACCATTTGTTGTTGTGTTATAAATTAAAGCACCATTGGCTGTGAAAGAAGCTGATGTAAAAGAAACATCAGAAAAATCTGTAAATGCAGTTGTTGAAGTTAAACCGACTCCAGTATTTGTTAAAGCTTTACCACCTGCAGTGTATGCAGATCCAGACGTATTTGAAATTTCTTCTGAAGTTGAATAGTCAGTTGTAGAAGCTCCTAAGCTAGCATTAGAATCATATAGTGCTATTTTGAAAGAATGACCACCATTACCAGAAGTTTGAAAATCGTGTTTTCCTTCTAATAATTCTTGTTTAAAACTTGAACATATTGCCGATGTTATTGCCATAATTTTTTTCTCCTATTAAGGTGTCGGTGAAGGAACTTTAATACGAACTGTACCATCCGTGTAGTCGTCCCTTTTACGTCTACCAAGTTGTTCTGCTGCGAACTTCTCTACCTCTTGTTTATATTTATTTTCATATAATGTCAACATATCTATTGGACCTTTTAAATATCCATATGCCTCTACTAAGCAAGCATATAATAAGCCATTTGGAAAATATTGACTAACATAAGTTGTAGTATTTGAACCCGATAATCCAGTTGGAATTGCCTCATAATGTATTTTAAATACATACGTGTTATCTGGTGCAGGCGCCAGGAATAATCTTCCTGAAGTAGTATCAGATACACCTGTTGCTCCTCCAAACATACCGTAGTATTTTGGCTGTGCTCTAGCTGAAGTTTCTGTAGATGGTTGATATTCTTGTAAATAAGATTCATCTTTTTTCTCTAACCAAACATTATTACCTGTTGAAGCAGAAGTTGAATCATAAACTTGCACACCTTTTACAAATAAAGTTTTAGCAGGTACGTTAATTGTATTTTGTCCTGTAACTAAATTACCTATAGATTGTTTTTTATATGCATCTAATGGCACATCTCTTAAAATTCTAAGCTCAGAGTTTTCAATAAACTGATCTGTGATAGTAGATGTTAAAACATTTGTATCTGTTTCAGTATAATTTTGAATTGCTGTTGTTAATGTTGCGTATGTAAATCCTGCCATATTATCCTCGTCTTATATTTACTGGACCTGTAGTAATTGTAGTACCACCTGATCCTGAATCAGTTGCTGTTGCATTAGATACAGTGCTAAATGTAAATTGACAACTATAAGAAACTGAGCCAACAGTTCTTGTTAATTTAGTTACAACAAATGATCCAAATACTTTTGCACCAGATGAATGCGTTCCAGCTGTAGTTGTTGGCTGTCTTACGCCGTATATTATACCAGAAGTCCCTCTAGTACAACCAGTTAAATCGTTGCTACTTTTACCTGTGTATTGAATAACTTCATCTGCAATATTTCCTACTTGCACAGGATCTGATGTATCAGAAGATGTTAAAACTTTTTGTATTACAATATATCCACTAGTTGGAAATTTAGATGCATCTGTTAAAGATATTGTTGTAGCCGAAGCTGAAATACCTGAACTTAAAGTTGTTTCTGTTTGAAAATTATCTATTGTCAAACCACCTATATTACTTTGTAAATCTGATATTCTTACTACGTCACCAGTTTGATATGGATTAGTATCTGCAACTTTTGCTTCTAAAGTAGAATTAACTATTGGTCCCATAGTTACTGTCATAGTTCCTGATCCACTTGTTGCTGATATTGAATTTTCTGGTGCAATAATTGTAGTTGCAGGTTCAACTCTTGCTGGTCTAGCTTCAGGTAAACCTTGAGCATCAGCTCCTACAGGTTTTGGTTGCAACTGTGGTTGCTTTGGTTCAAATTCTGAAATATGAACTCTTGCACCATTCCATTCTCTAACCATTTCTGTATATGGAAAAGCTTGCCCTGATCTATCTGATATGAACTGAGCGTATTTACCTTTTGAAAACGCTGTCATTAAGTTCCTGGGTAATAAGTTTTAGGTGTAATGTATGAGCTCGAAGAAGAACCATCTTCTTGTAACGCTCTATTTAGTTCATCTTCGTATAACAATTTCATTTGTTGAACTAATTGTGGATTAAATTTTTGTGCTAAATAAAAAGCTAAACCAGATGCCATGCAAGGTACAAATCTATATGGTACGTCAGTTGCATTTGTATAGCCTCCTACATCTTGAATTCTTTTTACGTAATAATAATTAACTGTGTGTCCAGCTTGAGAACTTCCTGGAGTTAAGTATAAAGTTACTGTAACTTTATCAATAAATCTTTGAACAAAATATTGTGTAGGTGTTCCTTCAGAAGTTTTATTTGAAAGACCTTGATAAGTTGATCTATTAATTTTTGTAAGAGGTGAATCAACATTAGAAGCATTTCTATATACAGCTTCTAACACATCATCAACACCGTAAACTGCTGTAGCACTTGAAGTTCCATCTCCTGTAGATCTGAACATAGTATATTCAGCTTGTCCATCTACTAATGTAAATGAGTTATTTGCAACTTCCCAATAATGAAGTCCTCTGTTTCCCCACTCTTGAAACATTATATTTAAAGAACGTCTTGCAAGTCGTAACTGATTTCCAGATACACCTTGCATACCTATTCTTTCATAAGCCTCTTCTATTATTTCATCAATAGCAAAAGTCTTATCAAATGTAGTTGTGCCTGAGGTAGTATTAGCCATTTAGCCTCCTAGCCAGTGTAGCCTAAAGTGACTGATCCTGTTCCTGATATTGTAGCATGCACAGTAGTTTCAAATCTTATTCCTTCACCAGGAACAAATATATCTAAACCTTCTGTTCCAAAGTGAGCTATGAATAATAAATCACCAGAATTATCTGCACTGTTTCTTAATTCAAGTTGTCCACTCGCGTGTCCTTTAGCTTGAATATAAGTTATTCTTGCAGGACCAATATTAGTTGATCCGCCAGCAATTGTTTTCACCTGACCTGTACTTGTTACTCTTGTAAATCTTTGATCTGACATTAGTTCTCCTTAAAATTTAAGTGGGCCCGAAGGCCCACATCAATTATTTATTATGCTTCTTTAGCAAATACACCTTGTACATTAACAACTGTCCAATGAGCTGTTGAATTTAAAGATGCACATACTACAAAGTCACCTACTTTTGATGTAGCTTTTGTATTAATAAGATCTTTATCGTCTGTTAAAGATCCAGCGTACAAAATACCATCATTAGCGTTTGGACTAATAGTTAAAGTATTAGTTCCATCAGAACCTGTATTTACAAAAGTAAATACTCTTCCAATTGAAATTGCAGGTAAAGTAAATACCACACCATCAGTTGATGATGTAAAAGTTTTACCAGAATCTCCGTTTACTACTGTGTAGTTAGATTGTTTGTTTTCTAGATTGAATCCAGTTAAACCTGCTTCGTTAAATTTACCTTGCAGTACTGGTCCTCTAAATAGTGTTTGAGCCATGATTATTCTCCTAGTTATATCCCACATAGTCTCTAGGCCGTCGACTATACTGCGTCTATGCAGAATATTAATTTATGTATAGTGCTGAAACTATATACTAGTTTTTAGTAGAGTGCAAGAGAGCCTGTAATGTGGAGTGGATTTTTTCCAACGATGTAGCTTTTTATTAAGTAGCTACTGAAACTTGTGGAGCAGAACCTTCAACTGTGTTCTGTCTATGGGCGATCTGAGCTTCTTCTAGCTTGATCTTTGTGATGATCTCTTTGACTTTATCGTCAATTCTAACCATCTCAAGAGTGTATCTGTTATTATCCAGATGCTCCTGTTCCCACTTCAACTCCAAGGACCTTTTTGCTTTGTATAGGTCTTGTATCATCGATAACCTCCTCATAGGTTATTCTGTTTAACGAGTTAAACATTCCCGTTTTTTCCCAAACTATACTATTTTCTCCTAGTTTGTCAAGGATTGCATTTTCTAGTGATGTTGGGGAATCTTCTGATTTTACTTCAAATTTTGCGTAGTGTGCGTAGGCGTTTATTGTAACTATAAATTTTTTCATAACTCTTTTATTGTGAGGTTTAAATGTGGCGGAACTATGTCCCGCCACAAATTTATTAATTATTATGCTCCTGGTGATGCAAAAATACCTCTAAAGTCAGAAACTCCAAATGAGTATCTTTCTCTAGCTTTGTATCTTACGTTACCAGTGTCGAAGTCACCTTCCATCGCCGTTTTAATTGGCGATC